GTCGCGGGTCTCCTTGATCATCGCGTCGTAGGAGTTTTTCACCGCCGGATTGTCCGGGTCGTGCGGCATCTCCTCATAGGCCTGCGCGATGGCCTTGGCGTGCTCCGGATCGAGCGGATGATACTGATCCGGCGTCTGGTGATAGCTCGGCGTCGGCCGATCCCGCATGTAGCCCTCCGCGATGTCCTTGATCTTCGCGATCGGGCCCGGAATGTAGAGATCGTTGCCTACCTTGAGCGGGTTGGTGGGGAGGCCGGGGAGGGGAGCGTACCGTCCGGCCGCCTTTTCTGCTGATGCCTGTGCCGGTCCCAGCCGCGCGTCTCCTCCGCCATCTCCTCCGGGCTCAGCGGCGGCTGGTTGAGCCACGCCGGCTTCGGCTGTTGCTGCGGGGGCAGTTGCTTGGGCTTGTCCTGTGCCATGGCGTTTTCCTGTCAGTTGATCGACCCAGCCGTCGAAGGCTTCGCGGGCGCCGCCGCCCACCGGCTTGGGCAGCTCGGTCGCAAGACCGCCGCCGGAGAACGATAGCGCGATGTTCATGGCGCGGTCGATGTCGCGCTTGGTCATGCTGAGGCGGGGATCACGCGCCCTGATCTCCACCTCGCCGCCGGGATCGCTGATCGCGCCGGTCGGCTGGTTCAGCCTCGACCAGTCGACACCAGCCGGCGGCGCAGGCGGCGTCGCATAGCGGGTGGTCTCGCCCTGATCAGGCGACCAGTCTTCCTCCGGCGCGAGCGAGCCGAAACCGTTCGCCATCACTGTCTCTCCTGATCGCCAGCGCCAACTCCCGCAGCGCCGGCAGCGCCGGCAGTCAAGGCGGTGCCGAGCAGCGGCTTCTTGCCGCGAATGAAGTTCTTCAGCGTCGTTTGCGGGTTCTCGCCGCGCATCTTGGCGGTGAACAGGATGCGCTCGTTGAGCAGCTCCGGGAACGTATGCGTCGGCACCGTCCCGAGCCCTGTCAGCTCGCCGGAGCCAGCCCATCCTGCAGCTTGCGCGCCAGCCGGTGTCAGGCCGTGCGCTGCAGCCAGCTGCTTGTAGAGATTTTCGACCGCCGCATATTCGTTGGCGTTGGGCTTGGACTCCCAGAAATACGGGATTTGCTTTGCGTCCTCCATCGTGAGCTTGCCGCTGTTGAACAGCTGCTGCGGCCGGAACGTCACGGTATCGCCGTCGCGCTCGCCGTATTTGTTGACGATGGTGTCCTTGGTCGGATCGGTGCCCATCTTGTATTTCGCGCTGACCGAGGTCTCCAGAAAGCGCGGGTCTCCTGTCCGCATGCCGATCGCCCGGAACGCATGCGTATCGGCGGTGACAGGCGCAAAGTTGCCCTGCAGATTCTGTGAGAACGATGCGGGCTTCGGATTCTGCAGCGGCTCCCAGCCGCCTTCGCTGCTGATAGTCTCGAAGTTTTGCCGGTGCAGATTCTGCGCAACATGCCCGTATGGATAGGGTATCGATTTTTTGCCCGGCAGATCGGCCGGCGTGTCGAAACCGTAATAGTAGGACGCATTCCTCACGTTGGTCGGCACATCCGAGCGTGGCGACGTTGCCGCGACGTTGTCCATGTAGCGGTTGAACTCGGCCTTGCCCTTCACCGGGCCCAGCTCTCGAATGAAGGCATCGCGGACCGGGCCGGTCTCATACCACTTGTCGGCACCCATCTCGACACCGCGCTGGATGCCTTGGCGCACGCCATTGACGACGTCCGGATTGTTCAGAGCGTCCTTAAGTCGTGCCGAGACGCCTCGGAGTGGCGCATAGCGCGGCAGATCGACTTGCGGAACATCCGACATGCTTGACGCCGTCAGATCAATCGGGCCCGCGCCCTTCGGACCCGCTTGGATTTCGTCGAGGATACGGCGGGCTTCCTTGGTATAGGCCGCACCCTTGATGGGCTGGCCCATCGCATCGACGAACTTGCTGCGATCGACGGCCGGCGCCTCGGGCGGCGGATACGCGATCTCATGCACCGGCGGCAGCTCCGGACGCGTGGGCGTAGAAGGCGTCCCAGCGGGGCTGGGAGCCTCGCTGGGAGGCGTTTGCGGCGGAGCAGTGTCAGGTGCCGGGGGACGGTTCGCCGCGATCCGCGCCATCGTGGGCTTCGCGGCGGGCGGTTCCGGCTCCGGTGGGAGGTCGGGCTTCACGGTCGGCTTCTTGGCCCGGACCATCTTGGCCATCCCGGCGCCGAGCGCGGTCTCGCCGGCCGCGCCCTCGACCGGACCGCCGATCACGTAGGAGTAGATGTCGGCCAGCTTTGGCTTCACCAGCGTCATGCCCTCGGGCGTCTTGGCGATCGGCAGTACGCCCGGCCGCCGCACCACCGTCAGCGGTTCGCCGGTGTCCTCATAAACCGGCCGCCCTGTCTCGTCCGTGGTGACGCCGGCCGGCAGCGTGCCCATCTGCGTGCCGAGCAGATCGGGCTCCATCATCCACGTCCTGCGCGGCTTCGGCGGCTCGTATCTGTCGGTGCCGCCGACCGGAAGCCCGGTGCCGGGATCGTAATAGCGGCTCATCAGCTCGTCGTCGTCCGAAGTGTCGGGGGCGAGGCTGCCGAATCCTGCCATCAGCGTTCTCCCCCCAGCTGACTGTCGGTCTGGGCGCCGCGCGCAAAGCTCCACGCCGTGCCTGCCACGATGCGCACATGCACCCGCTGATAGCGGCTTTCGATATCGAGCGGCGCCTGCCCTTGGTCGTCGATCGCCGATTCGGCGGTGTAGAGGACGGCGCCCTGCGGCGAGTTGCGATAGCCGATCGAGCAGTACACCTGCGTCGCGTCGGTGATCGGCATCACCGCATTGGTGAAGATGAACTGCCCTTTGCCGTCCGCGTCGCCGGTCTCCATCACCGCCTCCAGCGTCGGGCCGTTGAAGAAGCCGAGCTGGTTGAGGCTGTTGAAGCTCGACAGCGATGTGGTCGACGATTTCGCGACGCTGTCGAGCGAGAACGTCAGCGCATCGAGCGAGCCGCCGATCGCGCCGCCGCTGGTGTAGGTGTGCACGAAGACCGAGCCGACCAGCTCGATATGGGTCGCGTCGATGATGTTGGGCTTCCACGTGCCATTGGCCTCGACCGTGCCCTGCACGCCCTGCACCACGATGGTGTTCTGCCCGGCAATGTTGAAGTAGCTGTTGGACGTCGCCGTCAATGTCAGCCGGATCAGCGGCGGGTTGGTCGGCGACACCACCGCGCCGGTCACGAGCAGCTGCTGCGGCGCGATCGAGTCCAAGCCCTCCAAGGTCAGGCCGGGCTTGGCCAGCGAGGCGATGTACTCGCCGGTCACGTTCAGCCGGGCCCATTTGTTGAGCACGAAATCATAGATCAGGATGCGGTCGAACAGCGCGGTCTGGCCCGAAATGCTCTTATAGGCCCAGAACACCCGCGTCGAGGTCGGATCGGAGGCGCCGATGATCAGCTGCGGGTTGGCCGGATCGACGTCGGCGAAGAAGGTCTTGTCGACGATTTCCTTGCCGATGAACTGCGCGTCGCTGCCTGCGACGACCATCTTGAAGCCGGCGGCGCCGCAGAACAGCACGCGATTGCCGATGTTGATCACCGAATACTTGCCGTACAGCGCCTCCTGCGTCGACATCCGATAGAACTGGAAGATCGCCGCTGAGCCCGGCATGTAGGTCATCGAGCGCACCGACTGCTCCTGAAAGATCATCCCGAAGGCGTCGCCGCCGGTCACCGTCTGGCAGGAGCCGCCGTCCGGAAAATCCTGAAAGTCCGACAGCCCGACGCCCGCCGTCCACTGTTCCGGCAGATCGAGATCGCTCCACTGCACCCGGCGCTGGTTCGAGGTCAGCGAACTCAGCACCACGAAGAAGCCGATCACCGCGATCGCCGCCGCAAAAGGTGGGGTGCCGCCGAGGTCGATGAAGTTGCTGGCGCTCGACAGGATGAACTTCTGCGGCGTGGTGTTGGCCTGACAGGCGATGACGAGATCGTTGAACTGCCCGAACGACCAGTTGTCGGTCGAGGGGATCGACGCATAGGCGTTGGTGACGTTGCCTTTCGACACCAAGACCCACGCGAACGTCGTGTTGTTGAGCAGGTAGAGATCGGTGGCGGTGCCGGCGAAGATCGCGATCGAGCCATCGGTCTTGCGGCCGAAGAAGTAGCCGCGACAGGCGGACGGCAGCGCCGAGGTGAAGGTCTGCAAGGATAGCGCCGGGCCATAGCCGTCGCTCTTCGGCAGCACGTTGAAGATCGCCTGCGAGACGCTTTGGCCGATCGGCGCCAAGTCCGGCGAGTAGTTGGGGAACGGGATGAGATCGCCGACATCTGCCATCTAGAACGCCATCGGTTTGATGCGCGAACGCGTCGAGGTGATCTTGTTGGTCTCCGCTTTCAAGTCGCGCCACGCCAGATAGGTCTCGCCCGGCCGCCCGTTGTTGCCGTCAGGCTCCGGCGACATCGCCATCGCCATCGCCATGTTGCGGGTGACGTGGGTGGCGATCTCGTACTTGGCCCGGCAGCGGATCAGCTTCTCGCCCTGCGCCGGCTGCATCCACACATTGCTCTCGTCGGTGTCGCTGCTGGGCCCGGCGAGCTGCAAATGCGCGCCGATGAAGATCGTGTAGTTGGTCACCGGCACCGGATAGAGGATCACCGAGTTGCCTTCATAGGCCCAGCTGGTCGGCAGGCCGAACTGCGTGAACAGCTGGATGTTCAGATGCTGCCGCTCGGGCTCGACTTGCGTCAGCCGCATCAGCGTGTTGCCGATCTGGATGTTGAGGTAGTCGACGAAGTACATCGACGACAGGATCGGGCTGTCGGCCGAGGTGTAGACCGATTGCAGCCCGTTGGTGATGAAGGTCGGCGGATTGGCTGGCGGGATTTCGTTGAAGCGAAAGCGCTGTTTCTGGTAGACCGCGATCGCGGTAGAGATGGCGTTGCGGATCGCCTCGCTATTCGGCGCGGCTTGCGTCGCCGAGCCGGGCAGGCCGGCCAGATCGAACCGCGCGCCCAGCTCCGCAGCGATGCGGAAGATCATCGACTGCAAATCGGTTCCGGTGAAGGCCATAGCACATCACGTCCTCATGCAATCTGGCAGTACCACCGCCCGATCGAGACCGAGTAGCAGCTCGCGACCTTGTTCGACGGCAGCGCCAGTGCCGCGCCTGCGCCCAGCGCCGAGCCGCCCGACACGAACACGTCGCTGCTCGCATACGGCCAGATGTTCAGCGAGTTGGAGGTGTGATTGATGACGATCAGGTTGAGCGACCCATCGAGGCTGGTCGGCGGATACAGGGCGGTGACGGACGGCATCTTGACGCCGTCGCCGATGGTCGCGACCGTCGTCACCTGCGAGACGCCTGCGGAGAGTTGGTAAGACGTCAGGATGGTGCCGGACGGCGTCGCCGTGATGGCCTGCTCGATGCTCGATGCCGGGATGCCGGTCTGGACGATGTCGTTGGCGCCCTCGCTGTTGCGCCCGTGGATCACCCACGCCATCCCCGCTTGGATCGACAGCATGGTAGCGACGCCGATGCCGAAGGCCGCACCGCGCAGGAAGGACGATGTCAGCCTGCTCCGCATCGCTTTACCCCACTACGCAGTACCAGCGCGCCTGTGCCGTCGACGCCCAGCAGATCGCGGTCTTGTTCGCCGCAATCGCCATGACCGCGCCTGCCGCGCCTGCGGCACCATTGCCGGTGATGGCGTCGGTGGTCAGGAACGGCCAGACGTTCATCGAGTTGCCGGTGGTGTTGGCGATCACGACATTGAGGGAGGCGTCGAGATTCGACGGCGAGTACAGCGTCTGGATCGACGGCAGCTTCACGCTGTCGCCGATGGTCGTCACCGTGGTCACCGAGGTGAAGCCGGCCGTGAGCTGGTAGCTGTTGGCCTGCGTGCCCGACGCCGTCGCCGTCACGCTCTGATCGGTCGAGAGCGCGAGCAGCCCGGCCTGCAGGATGTTGCGGTTGTCGGTCGAGTTGCGGCCAACCACGCTGAGCGCCAGCGCCGATGACAGCAGCGCCGCAAGCCCGAAGATGGCGCCCATCGCAGCCGCGTTGAGGAAGCGCTTCATGATCTCACCCTCGAAAAAAAGGCGGGCGGGGTCGGGCCGCCCGAAGGCTGGGAGAAATGTCAGGACTGCCAGCCGCCCTCGAACTCGATCACGACGATCGCTTGGCCTGCGCTCGGGGCGCCGGTGGCGGTGTAGACCACCTGCGGCAGCACATCGCCCGCCGCCGTCAGCGAGCGGCCAAGGCCGCGCGTCACCGGCGTCACTGCCGCCGCTGTCCACGTCACGTCGGCAGCGGCAACGATGTTGTTGTAGGTGGTCGCGTTGGTGCCGACCGTAAGCGTGGGCCCGGTGCCGTTGAACGCCGTCACCACCTCGACCAGAACAAGCGTGATGAAGGCGCCCTGCGGCAGGTAGTTCGCCATCGGGGACGCGACGCCGGAGGCATTGTCGTTCCAGTTGACGGTCTTTTTCAGCGTGTTCGAGACTTGGCGCGGGTCTTGCCGTGCAGCCGTGCCGAGAACGCCAGTTGTCATGTCCTGTCCTCCTTACGTCGCCGGCTGGGCCCACGTCGACATCACGATGGTCCCGTAGTCGACGTTGTTGTAACGGGTCTTCTTGATGCCATGGATCGTCAGCGCAGAGATTTCGAGGCGCCGCTTGTGATCGAACAGCTCCTCGTTCCACGTCAGCTTGTTCGGGCCGTTGTCGCGGCCGAACCCCATCATCGCGGCCTGCCCGCCGAGGAAGATCGCGCGCCGGGCAGTCGGCACGTCGGCACCGGTTGCAGACACGCCATCCGTGACGTCGTAGGCCGAGCGCAGGATGGTCGAGTTGTACATGCCGATGGCGCCGGTGAAGATGCGGTTGTTGGTCTCCTCGCGGCCCATCGACGCCGCCTTCTGGATGTCGATGAACTGGCCGGTCGAGGTGTTGCGCCGAACCGCCGTGACTTGATACGGATGGAGGTAGGCGCAGTACATGTCCTCCAGCGTGTTGTTGTAGTCGCTGCGACCGTTGGCGCGCGGTCCAGTGCCCTTGATCCGGATCGGGCGAATCAGCGGCGTCGCGGTGATCGCCGCCTCCTTCGCCTTGTCGATCATGTCGAGGGTGAAGGTGTCGCCAGCGACCAAGAGATCGTCGGAAGCCCGGTTGGATTGCCGGATGATCCGGCCCGTCGAGGGCGCGGTGACCGGGTTGAGGCCGGTGTAGCGCACGTCGGTCTGGACGCTGTAGCCGCACACCTGATTGAAGAAAGCCACCGAGTAGCGCTTGGCGTACCAATCGCCGAGACGGCCTTTCGCCGTGTTGCGCAAGTCCCACGGCACACGCTGCTGGTCGATGGTGCGCCGGGATTTCACGCCTGCCACCGCCATCAGCTCGTTCACCACAAGCTGGTCGGCGTAGGTCGTCAGCGCCTCGCCATTGCCTTCCGCCAGCTGGTTCTCGGAAAAACCGGCCTGTGCGAGCTGCATGACGATCGCGTAGGTGATGGCGTCGCCCGGACCTTTCGACAGCGCGTCTTGCATGTGAATGATCGAGTTTTCGTCATCGCCGATGAGGGGAGCAATCGCCGTATACTTCAGGGCTTCGTGATCGAGAACACGAGACCAGAGCTTGACAGCCATTGCGTCATTGACGGGAAAACTAGTGGTCGCCATAGGGCACCCCTGCGGTCGCGCCCGGCCCCACAGCGGGGCCGTGGCACAGTTTGCGATTATGCGTGGGTGCAGACTGATACACGCCCCCTGTGTCTGCAGGCTCGGGGGCGGGTAGGTCGCTCCTTATCGCGGGAGGTGTCGCGGCGAACGCTCTTGGTGGTTCGCTAACGGGGCAGGGTTTTATGGCTGAAGATCAGCTATCGGCAACCCAGAACAGCCGATTCCTACATCAGAAGCCCGGAGAGATCAAGCGATCGCCCCGGGCTTCAAAACTCAGGTCAGATGCTGCAGCTGGCGCAACAGCGGCACCAGCAGGTAGAAGATGATGATCAGCGCCAGCACCGCGATCAGCAAAACCCTGACGACTTGCGCGACTTGCGGCGGCAGCGGGATCAGCGGCAGCAGCTGTTCGATCACCCACCAGACGAGGCCAAGCACGAGCAGCGCAATGATCAGCTCAATGAGCAGGGTGATCAGGCCGGTCATGGCGTCCTCCTAGCCGTGGACCTCACAGCCGATCACGAGGTCCTCGCCCATTTCGCCGCCCATCAGCTTGCACAGCTCGGCCGGGCTCGCGCGATCGAGCAGCTGATGGAAAGTCTCATCGCTCATGGTGAGCAGCCTCTCGACCGTGATACGCGCGACATCTTGCGGAGGCGGGGGCGGAAGCGGCACATTGCGCAGCCGCCAGTGCTGCGGCACCGACACCGTCGCCGTCTGCCACGGCGCCGGATCGACCGGCAGCTCAACCTGTTTCGGCTTGGGCGCGCGCGGCTGCCACCAGTCGTCGCCAAGCAGGCGCTGGTTCACGTCGCCGAAATCATAGACGATCGACATGATGCTCTCCCACTAGCCGCGTCCCGGGAACTCGCGTCCCATCAGCGCCTGTAGGCGCTGCGTCGGCAGGTTGTCAATGTACATGCCGAACTCCTGATCGTCCATCTTGAGCAGCGTCTCGATCGAGAGCGGCTCGGCCGGCGGCACGCCGCCGCCATCGGACAGCGATCGCGAGGCCGCCGCGCCAGCCTGCTCCGCCTGAATCTGCGCCACCGCATTGCGCGCGGCAGCCGGCGCCGGAGCGGCTGGGCTACGGGCCTGCGGCTGAGCCGGCCGCCGCGCTCCGCCAGCAGGTAGCGGTGCTGCGGGCGCGGCGGCCTGAGGCGGCTTCCAGCCACGGCCTTTGGCGAGCCTCATGATCGCCTTCGCCGGGCTTTTCCCGGTCGACAGCGCGTTGTTGACCACCCATTTTTCCTCCGCATTGAAATCGGCGATCATCTTGTTGATTTCCTGCGGCGTGAACTGCTCGTTGGGATCGGTCGGGTCCTTGTCGAACAGCGAGATGCCCAGCTCGACCAGCCGGCTGTTCTTCAGGAACTGGTAGGCGCCCTCGCCGCCGAAGAAATGCTGGCCTTCCTCGGTCTGCGCGTACATCTGGGTGTCGCGGGTGAAGTCCCGTAATAGCGCCTGATCCTGCAGCTGATCCTGCGTCGCCTCCTGCTGCTGCATCGAGGCATCGGCCATGAACACCTGCCGCCGCTGCAGC